AAATGATTTAAACCCACAATCAAAATCATTTTACAAGGATATCCCAACAGATGAAGAAAAAAGAACGTTAATGTGTTACAAGGTTGAAAAAAATGGTTATGGCAGTACTACTTATAAAATATTTAGTAATCCGAACAGCTTGACAAACAATGAGATGGCGCTTGTATGTGATTCTGGTAATTTGTGTTTTGGGTACAGAGGCTCTTATCCTATGATAACTATTCATACAGATTAACGACACAAAATAATATTTAAAAAGGAGATAATATGAGAATTAAGGAAATTAAAGAGGTATTTGATGTAAAAAAATCAAATGCGACACAAATAAGCGGAGACAATGATAGCCAACTTGGAATGTCTCAAATATTAAGTGTTTTACCTGAGTGGGGTAGATATGATGGATTTTTCATAAAAACAGATACAGATAATTACATGGTGTTAATCAACAATGACCAATCTTGTTGTGAAAATTGGGGATACTTTTCTACCGAAGATGATTTTGATTCATTCATTGGTGCAGAGTTATTAAGTGTTAGACTTACAGATACGGCATTGAAGAAAGAAAAAGTTGAAAATGCGGCTAGATATTTAGACTGTGGTGGTATTCAATTTGTTGATTTTGAAACATCGGAAGGTGTATTCCAACTAGTTGTATACAACTCTCATAATGGATACTATGGTCATAAGATTATGGTAGTAAAAAATAATGAAATATTATTAAAAAGTATACTATAGTAGGTTGCACAGTTATAAAGACATCATGCGGTAAGGTAAATTAATTAAATATCTTAGGAGACTATATCTAAAGGAGAATAATATGATTGACATGGAAAGCGTAGAAGAGATAACAAATAAATTAAATGAATTGAACAACAAGAATTTAAGTAAACTTGATTTTGAATCGTTTAAAAATATGGTTAAGTATGACGGAGCATTACCCACGAAAGAAGAATTAATTGTCATAAACGAATACCTTAATAATTTTTATGACCCACAAGATGGGGATAACAACTGTATTTTTTGTGAAGAACCGCCATCTTTAAGCTGGGTGCTTCTTCACGGAACAGCAATTGACAGTCATACTGGATTAAACTGGAGAATATATCATTACTTAATTATAAATGGCGAGGATAGGAAATTCGTAAAGTCGTTACAATATCATCCAAGTGTTTATTATAATATATAAACGGAATGAAGGGGTGTTGTGGTTGAATGTTATTAGATGAAAATAAAGCTCCTAGAGGAGAAAGTCGCAATCATTACGAACTTAAACAAATATCTAAATATCTAGCTAGGCAGAAAGGTTGTTGCATCATAGCCGAAGAGGTTACAGGATTTGCAGATAAAACCATATCTAATAAAAAAGGCATAGTCGATGTGGCTGGAATTAAAATTATAAATAAAAAATATAGTGAACTTCCAGAAATAATAACTTATGGCTTTGAGGCAAAGTCATCTCTGTCTGATTTTAAAAATGGTTTTAACGCTGGAGCTAACTATACATATATAATAGCTCCCAAAGGTATTATAGATAAAAGTTTAATACCTTTAAACATAGGATTTTACGAAGTTGATTTAAACAATTACAAGATAGGTTTTAATGAAATTTTATATGGTATAGAATTAATTAAGAAACCACAGAAAAGACACGTTAGGAAACATTATAAAACATTGTTCATGTCTATGAAAGCAGTAGCTACAAGGGCAACAAATCAAGACATATTTAGTAACCCCAAAATAACAATAGAAGAGAAAAAAAGAAAAAGGAGAAAATAATGGGCAAAAAATACAGAAGTAAAAGAGAAATATTACTAGATATTAAGTATTCTAAATTGTTAGAATTAACTAAAAATGTCAGTAATTCCGATTATGATGGAAAAGAAGTGCGAATAACATTTGCTGATTTTCAAACTAGAATAGAGAATAACGAACTATCTAACTTGTTTATTAATTGGATTGCTGACAATATAAATAAAACCTTTATAGCTAAAAAATCTCACTTAGAATACGTATACAGTCTAGAGGGTGTAGATAATTGGCTTTTTAGTATAAGAGATTTAGAATTAGTAGACTAAGATTGGAGAAAATATGGATTATACAGGATTTGTAACTAGAATTAAAAATATAAGACCTCATTCAAACGCAGATAGACTCAATGTAGGTACGTGTTTTGGTAACAGCGTAATAGTATCATTAGAAACAGAAGAAGAAGAGTTAGGTTTATATTTCCCTACAGATGGACAACTAGGAGTGGAGTACTGCGAGACAAATAATTTACTTAGGAAAAAAGATGCAAGTGGTAAAAATATAGGTGGTTATCTAGAACCGAATATAAGACATGTTAGAGCTTTAAAACTTAGAGGAGAAATAAGTGATGGTTTATTTATGCCACTTGAAAGTTTGAGCGATTTTACTAATGTTTCTAAACTTAAAGAAGGAGATTTAATAAGTGTTTTAAATGGGGTGGAAATCTGCAAAAAATATATCCCTGTTATGAAAATGGTAAGAAGTCAACCTACTCAGCCTAAAAACAAGATTAGAGATACTATTAGCTATCCAATGTTTGCACAACATGGCGATACTACTCAATTAGTGTATAATCTACATCAATTTGAGATTGGAGATGTGTGCTATATGACTTTAAAAATGCACGGAACTAGTGGTCGTACAGGTTTTTTACAAAAAGAGGATAAAAAATATTACAAAGGAATTAAGAAACTCTTTAGCAAGACCAAATTTTCTGTTAAAAAAACATGGGAATATATAACAGGAACTAGAAGAACTATTAGAGAGAGTTTTGAAGGGGGCTACTACGGAGACGATTCATTCAGAGAAGTACATCATAAAAAATTCGTAGACAAATTACAAAAAGGCGAGATAATTTATTATGAAATAGTTGGATACCATGCGGAAAATAGTCCTATTATGGGTACTGTTTCGAATGAAAAAACCAAAGATAAAGAATTTATTAAAATATATGGCGATACTACAACTTATTCTTACGGTTGTGACAATGGAAAAAGCGATATTTATATTTACAGAATCACGATGACTAATGAAGATGGATACAAGATTGATTATCCTTGGGGATTAGTACAGATTAGAGCTGAACAACTAGGGTTAAAAACAGTAATGGAGTTAGATAGATTTATTTTTACAACAGAGGAAGATTTAGTAGAAAGAGTCGCAAAACATTCTGACGGAGTTGACCCAATTGGTAAAACCCATATTAGAGAAGGTGTAGTAGTTAGGATTGAAGGTAAAGATAGTTTTAAAGCATTTAAACATAAAAATTTCAATTTTAAATGTTTAGAGGGAATTGTTAAGGATGCTGGTATTGTAGACATTGAGGAACAAGAAGAGATAAAAGGAGAATAATATTATGATTAAAAAAGAAATAGCTATAGAAATAGACACAATTATTGAAACTACTATGACACTTGATGAATTTCATGATAAGTTTATTGAGTTCGCTGAGTTAAATGGTTCTTATTGTTACGGTCAATTTAAAGAAATAGAAGACGAAGAACTCCAAGAAGAAGAGGTTTTAGAAAAAATTCTATGTTCTGCCGTTTATTTTGATGATGGAGTCACTTATAGATATGAGCAGAATTATTTAGAAACAGGTTTTGTTATTTGTGGTAGAAGACATAGCGACTGTTTTAGGACTCTGTACAATTTGGGTAAAAGCCATACTGATTATAAATTGACAGAGGGCTTTGTAACAGATGTAAACAGATTTGTAGACAGAGTTGAAGCTAGAAAAGTTGCTATTAAAAGTCGTCAAGTGAAAGACGTAAATGTAGCCTATGAACTGTATTCAAAAGATTTGTATTAAGTTAAGGAGTATATCATGGAAGGTATTTATGACTTATTAAATTATGGTCTTAAAATTTATAAATTAATTAGTTCTTTTAACCATCTTAGTTTTTCATTAGAAGAGATAGCAGAAAGATTTGCGGTTCTAGAAAAAATAAGCGAGGAAGATTCTTACTTCATTGTGAAAGATATATTCGACAAAAGTGTCTACTATGAACTGTTAGAGTTCAGTGGAGTATCCTATAAAATGAAAGAAGGGAGATAATAATGGGCAAAGTAGAACAAAAATACATTGAACATTTAAGAAGATTTATTTTAATACACTCTTATATCTATTACAATCTAAATGACAATGCAGTAGATGATAAATATTATGACAAAATGTCTCGTGAACTAGTAGAACTTCAATCTAAGTATAAGGATGAAAATACAATGTACCACAAAGTATTTGAAGACTTTGACGGGAACACAGGTTTTGATTTGATTGGAAAGTTGGATGCAAAGGATTTAGAATATATAAAAGTAATAGCTCTTTATGTTTTAAAGGAGAGTAGGCGCTAAGATGGATATAACAAGTTTAGTTATAATTATTAGGTATGGGTGCAAGACAAATACAGTGACCTGTAATAATGACAATACCTGTTATTGTGATAAATACTGTGTTTACCGTGGTAATTGTCAAAGAGAGAGAGATTTAAGATTTAAGAATAAAGAAAAAATTGATAGGAGAAAATATGATGGGAGAATATATGATAAGTGATTATTTTTTACATAATGAGAAGATTTGTAATATATATCAATATGATGCGATAGATTTGATTAAACATCACAAACACATTGGCACAAAAGTAGATGCTATAATTACTGACCCTCCATACAATATATCTAGGGATAATAATTTTACCACTATGGGAAGACAAGGCATAGATTTTGGAGAATGGGATAAAGGGTTCAATCAGTTAGATTGGATTAAAGAGTCCTATGATTTGTTGAAAGATGGTGGTTGTTTATTTATTTTTAATGATTGGAAGAACTTGGGGGAAATAGCTAAATATGCTGAATCTTTAGGGTTTATCATAAAAGACATGGTACGTTGGGAAAAAACTAATCCCATGCCGAGGAATAGAGACAGAAGGTATGTGACAGATTTTGAAGTGGCAGTATGGTTAGTTAAGCCTAAAGGCAGATGGACATTTAACAGACAGTCTACAACATATGATAGGTGTAAATATGTTTATTCAATTACTCCGAGAGGGGAAAAAATTGATAAAGGTCACATCAATCAAAAACCTTTAGGGCTAATGAAAGAAATAATACTAAGACATACTAACGAAGCAGATGTAGTATTTGACCCTTTTATAGGTTCTTGTACTACAGGGGTGGCTTGCATGGATTTAAATAGGAATTTTATAGGAGGAGATAACAACGAAGATTCCTATAATTTGAGTAAAGAAAGAATAATCAATTTTAAAAAAGTACTAGAAACAAAAAATAATATTTAAATATGAAGAAAAAGCTTGACAAATAGACAAAAGTATGATACAATGGTATTTGTTGGTTAAACAAAATAATTATTAATGAAAAGGAGATTAATTATGGCTGTTAAAGAATTAAGAGAATCGAAACAAAGTAATAAGGTAGTGGGTTTATTGAAAGAGATGAATCTTGAAGTGAAAGATGCAAAAATGACAATGGAAAATGGTGAGGAAAAAGACACTAAAGCTATCAGAGGGTATATTGTTATTTCAGCAATGGAAAAAGACATCAAAATCAAACTTAATCAAAAGAAAATTAAAAAGAATGGGGAACAAAACAAGCTTTATAAAGGATATGCAACTATTATGGATACTTACGTGTCTATGGCAGATGTTCTGAACAAGTACAAAGATTTGGACTTACCAGATGATTGGAAAACAGAAGTTACCGTAGTTAAATGTTACCCTAAATTTGGCGAACAAGCCTTCAATACGGATAGTGGATTCTTAGTATACACAGATTTACAGGGAATGTCCATAAACAGTGAAAAAGGCGCTTACACTGAAACAGCGACTTTTCAATTAGAAGGTTATTTTTCTAAAATCGTAGAAGAAGTAGACGAAGAACAAGAGGAGACAGGAAGATTACTTGTAGAAATGATTATAACTACTTGGGGTGGACGTGCTTTCCCATTGGATTTAGTAGCGCAAGATGAAGTGGTTGTCGAGTATATTTTAGAAAATTATGAAGTCGGTTTAACAGGTACAGTTTGGGGAGATATTGATTTTACAGAAACAGAAAAAGTGTCCGTAGTCAAAGGATTCGGTAAAGATTTAGAGACGAAATCTACTAAATTTAAAAAAGAACTTGTCATAGAAGGTGGAGCAGAAGAACAATATGACGAAGATGACGATTTATCTTTAGATAAGGATTTAATTAAAAAAGCTATGAATGAACGTGCAATATTCCATGATGAGAGAAGAAATGAAGGCTCTGGAGAAAGTAAAAATAACAAAAAAGGTTTTACTCCTAAACCTAAAACTAAAGCTAAGAAAAACGTAACTGTAGATGATGATGACCTTCCTTTCTAGGAAGGTGTCATCCAACATACAAACCCAACATACAGATATTTTTATAAAAGGAGAAGATTATGGCAATAGCGAAGAGAAAGAAATATAGTATCGACACACCAGAAATAAGCACAGTTACAAAAGATTTGAGGGGTAAGGCTATACTAGTTTATGGCTCTAACTCACTAGGTAAAACAAAACAAGCTACAAGAGCTTGCAAACCATATTACTTACCGTTTGAAGCTGGTATTAATGCTATTTCTGGTGTAAATTTTCTACCATTGCACAATAAATGGTCTAATTTTAAGAAAATTAACAAACAATTAACTGACCCTAGAAAATTAGAAAAGAATAAAGAAAAATACCAAACAATCATATTTGATACAGTATTTGCCGCATCAATGATGTGTCAAGATTATTTATGCCAAAAAAATGGGGTTGAAGACATCAGCAAAGGGAACAAAGGTTACGGATTGTGGAAGGATTATCAAACAGAGTTTTGGAAAGAGATTAATAAATTAACTAACTCTGGCTATACTGTTTATTTTATTTCGCATGAAGGTCAGCGTACGTTCACAGATGAAGAAGGAGAAGATTACACTAAAATTTTCCCAACTGGCGATACACGTTCTATAGACCCAATTATAGACTTGTGCGATATTGTTTTATACTTGAAGCCTAATGGACTAGATAAGTCTGGCCAAGAAAAACTTAGTTCGGCATTCATGGTTAACACTAAAGAATATCTAGCACGCTCTAGATTTGATTACATGCAAACGAAACTAGAAGAATTTACAATTGAGAATTTAGAAGAAGCAATTAGACTCGCTGTAGAAAAAGAAGAAGAAGTTAACGGCAAACAAGCTGTAACTACTTTTGAAGAACAAAAAGTAGAGTTGATAGAAGAAGAAATGCCTTTTGATGAATTAGTGGCAGAAATTAAAAGATATGCAACTATGTTATTTAAACTTGATAGATTTGAAGAGTATACTGACATAACAAATGAGTATCTAGGTGATGGCAAAGGCGTAGGCGAAGCAAAAGAAACGCAAAAACAACAATTAGAGATGATTCTTTTTGATTTAGAAGATGAGTATGAAGATACTCTAGAAGGTTATGAATATAATCTAGAGGATGCTGATGACGAGAATGAAGATGAAGATGATGATGAGGAATAGATTTTAATGGGGTGGGATTAATCCCGCCCTTTTCTTTTAAGCAAAGGAGTATGCGTTATGGCTAGAAAAGCAACTTGTCCTCATTGCAATCAATTTATAGAAATTGACGATGGATTCAAGAAATTTCAAAATAGAAAATATCATTTAATTTGTTATAAATTAGCGATGGAAGAAATCTACGAAAATAATAAAAAAGACATAGACCCTAAACAAGAACTTTATGAGTACATATGTAAAGTATATGGTACACAAGAGGTTAGTCCGATGATTAATTCGCAGATAGAAAGATATATGACTGAGTATCCCACTTGGAAATATAGTGGTATATTGTACACAATAAGATATTTAACAGAGGTAGAAAAAACAGACATTAAAAACAATCCTAATATCAGAGGGGTTGGATTTTTACCTTATAAATATGACTTAGCGAAACAACATTTTTTAATAGTTAAGAGCGCTAATGACAATTTAAATGAACAATTGAAAAATAAAACTATTAAAGATTTTGTTATTGATAAGAAAATAAGACTTAAACCAATAAATTACGATAACAATGACAAAGACATTATAAAAATCGAAGATTTGTAGAGGGTGAGATATGAAAGACAAAATGATAGTATTGAATATAATAGGTTGTCTTCTTAAAAAACCAGATTTACTTTTTGAGGAAGAATATAATTTAAAAATAACAGACTTCCCAGAGAAATTTCATCAAATCGTATTTGCCGCTATAAACAATATGGTTCATAGTGGAGTGAGAAATATAACTTCAATAGAAATTGATAATTTTTTACTACAATACGACAAACAATATAAAACTTTTACAGACAATGAAGGAATAGATTTTTTAGAAAAATCAAAAAAATTAGCTAATATTAGAAATTTTGATTTTTATTATAAGAGATTAAAAAAAATAAGTTTACTCAATAGCTTAGATTCTGATGGATTTGACATAAGGGAAATAATAGACGAAGACGAATTGGACGTTAATATTAAGGAAAGAATGCAATCTAATTTTGATGAAATGTCAATAGAAGAAATAATTAATACATATGATGCCAAAATAATTAAACTAAGGGAAGAATACACAAATAATATAGATATAAAGGTGATACAAGCTGGAGAGGGACTATTAAATCTAAAAGAAGAATACAAAATAACTCCAGAAATGGGTATGGGCGGTGGAAGTAACTTATTAAATACAATCACAAGAGGATTAAGATTAAAAAAGTTCTATTTAAGGTCTTCCCCATCTGGCGTTGGTAAAACTCGTTTAGCTGTTGGAGATATATGTAGGCTATCTGTTTGTAAGTATTATGACTGGAATACACATGTGTGGATAGAAACAAATGTTTCTGAGCCTAGCTTGTTTATAACTACAGAGCTAGAAAAAGAAGAAATACAGACATTAATATTAGCTAATGTTTCTGGAGTGAATGAAGAGAAGATACTGGATGGTAAATATAGCGAAGAAGAAGAAGAAGTGGTTAATAAAGCCATAGAGATTATAGCTCTTGCTCCATTTTGGATAGAAGAACAACCAACATTTTCAATACAAGATATAGAGAATGCGATTAAAAGAAATAAAATAGAAAACAAAATAAGGTACGTGTTCTTTGATTACATCTTTATGTCTATTAAAATGCTGATGGATATAACATCGAAAACAAATGGAGTTAAATTAAGAGAAGACAATATTTTGTATATGTTTTCCGATAAAATGAAAGAATTATGTAATAAACTTAATGTTCATATAAATTCTTCCTCGCAGTTAAACGGAGATTGGGAGAATAAGAAAAACGCTAACCAGAATTTATTACGTGGCGCTAAAGCGTTAGCCGACAAATTGGATATAGGTTCTATAGTTTTATTGCCAACAGAAACAGATTTACAAGCTATAAGACCTATAATACAATCGATTGGAGGATTCATGCCAGAACCGAATTTAGTATACCATATTTACAAAGTCAGAAGAGGTAAGTTAAATAATATCAAGTTGTGGGTCTATTTTGACTATGGCACTTGTAGAACTACCGACCTCTTTGTAACAGATAATGATTATAATTTAATAACTGTAGAATCAACTACAATAGAAAAAATATTGGAATTAACAGAAGACAAGAACACTGATAGTGATGATAACGATGTGGATTGTTTCAGATTCTAGAAAGGAACTTTTATGGATAAAAACGAGATAAAAGAAAAACTATCTAAAGAAGATATTACAAAAATAGTTATGAGTATGGGTAGTGCTGAACCTAAGACAGATATGAATGGAGATTTAATCTTTCAGTCTGTTTGTCATGGAAGCACTAGCTACAAAATGTATTATTTCGTAGATTCTAAAAACTTTCATTGTTATACACAATGTCACGACAATTTTGATATATATGAGTTAGTCTCTAGAGTCCATTCTAATCCATCTTTCATAGAAAATGTTAGATATGTAGCTGACTTTTTTGGGTTTGAATTTAGTTCACAAAGACCAAAAGGTTTTTTAAGAGAAATTAAATACACTGACGATTGGGATATGATTGATAGATATAACAGAATATATGACAGAATAAATAAAGAAGAAGAGATAATACAAGACAAACATTATAACGAACACTTGTTAAAACTATTTTCAGAATTATATTATTGTGGTTGGATAGAAGAAGGGTTATCTGTAGAGTCAATGCAAAAATACGGTATACTCTATAGACAATCTGAATCAGAAATAATCATTCCATACAGGGAAATTACTGGAGGATTAATAGGGATACGTTCTAGGACACTTATTAAACATAAAGTAGACAGTGGTTTTAAATATATGCCTACTTCTATACAAGGGAAATTTTATACCCATGCTGTCTCTAATGCGTTATACGGTTTGAATATAAATCATGAAGTTATAAGAAGAATACATAAAATAATGTTAGTAGAAGGAGAAAAAACAGTAATTAAATGTCATACATTTTATGGTGAAAATAACTTTACAGCGGGATTGTCTAGTTCTAGTCTTAGTGAAGAACAGAGAGATATTATATTAAGCTTAGGTGTAAGTGAAGCCATATTGGCTTTTGATAAACCATCCGAAGAAATTTGGAACAATGAAGAAGAAAAAGAGAAATATATAAACAATATTCTAAAAGTGGCTTATATGTTATCTCCTTATATGACTGTTTATGTATTATGGGATGATTATGGATTGTTGGATTTTAAAGATAGTCCAGCAGACAAAGGCAAAGAAGTGTTAGAAGAGTTAATGAAAAACAAACAAGAAGTAGAAAGTAGAGAGGAAGACTAAATTATGAAATATAACGTCATTGGTAGTAACGATTACATATTCGATTTAAGAGCGAGTATATTTGAAAACAGGGGTATAGACAGAAAGGACATAGAAAAATTTTTAAACCCAACTAGAATCGTTGAAAATAGCTACAAAAAATTAGATAATATTATCACAGCTGTTAAAGTATTGAAAAAACATTTAGAAAACAAAAGCAGAATACATATTATTGCAGATAGTGATTGTGATGGATATTGTTCTGGCAGTGCAATGTATTTAGCTTTGAAGGAAATATATCCGCTGTATAATTCACATTTAACTTGGAACATCCACGAAGAAAAAGCACACGGTATAGTCATAGAGGAGTTAGAAGAGTTTAAAAATTCGAAAGGCAAATATAACTTTGATTTATTAATCGTGCCTGATGCTGGAAGCAGTGATGTAAAAGAATGTAAAATACTTAAAGAATTAGGTATAGATGTTATCATATTAGACCATCATGAATCCGATGTAGAGAATGATTATGCTATTGTAGTAAACCCTCAGTTATCCCCTAATTACCCTAATAAAGAGATTTGCGGAACAACAGTGGTATATAAATTTCTTCAAGCTTTAGATAAGGAACTTAAATGCTCTGTGGCTAATAATTATATTGATTTGGTTGCGGTTGCCACAATTTCTGATATGATGGACACAAGAGAGTTGGAGAATAGATATTATATTAATCAAGGGTTGAAAAAAATAAAAAATCCTTTTGTACAAGCACTTATTAAGAAACAATCTTTCTCTATGAAGCGTACCAATATTAAAGGTATTGGCTGGTATATAGCTCCACTTATAAACGCAGTAACCAGAGTTGGAACTGTCGCAGAGAGAAAAGATTTATTCAGAGCTTTTACTGACACAGAGTTACAAATTATATATAAAAGAAGTAAAAATGCGGAAGAACAGTTAGTCTATTTATACGAAGATATGGCTAGACAATTAGTCAATATAAAATCTAGACAAGACAGATTAAGAGATAAAGTATCCCCTACACTATTACTATCTGCCAATGAAAACAATGTATTAAATATTATTAAAATGGATGATGATGTAAAATACAAACATATGAAAGGCGTACTAGCTATGAAAGTTGCTAGCAACATTAACAGACCTACTTTGTTGTTCGTAGAAAGAAAAGTAGAAGTAAACGGAGAAATTAAAACAATATTACAGGGCTCTGGTCGTAATTTAGATTATTACTTTATAGATAATTTAAGGGACGAATTAATAAGCAGTGGGTTGTTTATAAATGCGGCAGGTCACGGTAATGCTTTTGGATTTTCATTGTTATTAGAAAACAAGGATAAAGCCATTGAATTTTTTAATAAAAAATATGAAAACCATGAAAATAGCGTGACAGTAGATTTTGAAATTAATAGTAGTAAATTACAAAAATCGTTAGTGAAAACATTTGACAATTTGAAAGATATATGGGGACAGTCATTTAAAGAGCCAAAAGTAATTATTAAAGATGTAGTAGTTAAAAACGCAGTAATCAATGAAAAAAAGAGTTTACTTTCTTTTGTCAATGAAGACACAGGTATAGAATATAAATTGTTTTTCCCTAATGAAAAAGTTATTTTAGACTTGACAAATGAAGAAAAAGATGTTACAATAGATGTAATAGGTGGTTTGGATATAAATGAGTGGAATGGAGACAAGACATACCAAGTGGTTATAGAAGATTATGAGATAACAGACTCTAGAAAAGTCAAAAAATTTAAAAATGGAAAAGGCAAAGGGAAAGATGATTTCTTCTTTTAAACCAACATTAGGTAGACAAGCTAGATATTTGTCTACCTAATTTAAAGAAAGAATTGAACTACTCACGGTTTGTAACTATCCCATTTGGACTAGTATAAAGAAGGAAGTGAATTATGGATTACGAAAGATGTGAGCTATGCGACAAATTAACAGGTGGTGCTGGGCGATTAGATGATTCAATTGTATGCAGTGAATGTAATAAGGTTATATGTGAAGATTGTGGTAAGAATATAATAAACAGCGAGGTTGTGTGTTTGGAATGCCTTGGTTTTAATCTGTCCGATGAAGAGTTTTCTGAGCTACACGGACATACAGAAATGTCAAACTTTAGACTTCTAGACTCTATAAACAAAGTTGAAGACTATGTTAACTATGCTTATAAAATGGGTTTAAATGCTGTAGCAATAACTGACCATGAAACTGTTTCAGCACACATAAAAGGTATAAAAGCGTATAAGGAAATAAAGAAGAATGATGCTGACACTAATTTTAAATTAATATTAGGAAACGAAATATATTTAGTTGATAAAATGAAAGAGCTTCCATCAGATAAAATAGATTATCATCACTTTTTATTACTAGCAAGGAATAAAAAAGGGCATAAAGTAATAAGAGAATTGTCATCTAGAGCTTGGTCTAACTCTTATACAGATAGAGCAATGGAAAGAGTACCGACTTTAAAGAGTTGGGTAGAAGAAATGAAAGACGAAATAAAAGGGAACGTCTACGGGAGCACAGCGTGTCTAGGTTCTGAATTTTCTAAATTGGTTTTAGAGTATTTAGACACAAATAGCTTAGGAGTCAAGCACGAAATAAACGATTTTATAAAATGGAATATAGATATATTCGGAGCTGATGGTTTCTTTATAGAATTGCAATCAGCGACAACAGTAGAACAAATTGAATATAACAAGTTTGCGATAGTAATAGCCAAAGCATATTCTTTAAAATGGATAATAACCAATGATATACATTACCTTAATAAAACTAAGAGAAAAGTGCATAGCAACTATTTAAAATCTAAACAAGAAGAAAGAGAAGTAGACTCTTTCTATAACAACACTTATTTTAAAAACATAAAAGAAATGCAAGAACAAATGGATTATCTGTCAGATAAGGATTTTAAAGATGGTATTAATAACACTGTGTTCATTAGCAATAACATAGAGACCTATGATTTGAATCACGAAGTTATAGTGCCAGAACTAACCTTGCCAGAATTTGAATTGGATAATATTTTTTCTTTATATTACGATAAGTATGAATATATTAATAAGTTTGCCAATAGTATGTTTAATCAAGATAAATACATGTTGTATTTGATTGAAAAAGGATTCAAGAGGTTTAACCAAAAATACAATGAAGAAAATTTAGCGAGAATAGATATAGAATTAAAACAATTATGGAATATTAGTATAAAACTAGGGCAACGATTATCAGCTTATTATAACCTCACAGAAAGATTAGTAGAAATAATGTGGGATGATAATTTAGGAAATAGTCTTGTAGGAGTCGCTAGAGGTAGTGTTACAGGTTTTTATACTTGCTATCTAATGGAAATAATTCAAATAAATCCTATCGAGTACGATTTACCTTATTGGAGACATATAAGCGAGAGTAGACCAGAGCTTCCCGACATTGACCTTGATTCACAATCAAGTAGAAGGGCTTTTATATTCGATTCCATAAAACAAGAAATTGGGTATGAAAATGGTTTGAATATTATAACATTTACAACAGAAGCTACCAAATCAGCATTGTTAACAAGTTGTAGAGGATTGGATATAGATATAGATTTAGCACAAGAAATGTCTGATTTAATTCCTTCTGAAAGAGGTTTCCTATGGTCTTTGAAAGATTGTATTTATGGCAACGAAGAGTTAGGTAGGAAGGTAGTTACACAACTGGTAAACGTGCTTAAAATCCATGAAAATCTAATAGAAACAGCCTTGGGGATAGAGGGGCTAATAAACGGACGTTCTTCTCATGCAAGCGGTTTTTATATCTTTAAAAACGGTTTTATAGAACAGAATGCTTTAATGAAATCTCCTAAAGGTCAATTTATTACACAATTTAATATGGAAGACTCGGATTATTTAGGTGGTCTTAAAGTAGACTGTCTTACAATTAAAGCTTTAGACAAACAAAGAAAAACTTTAGATTTACTAATGGCAGATGGATTGATAAAATGGCAAGGTACTTTAAAAGCCACTTACGATGAATATTTATTGCCTAGTGTAATAAATTTGAATAATGTTGAAATGTGGGCAAATATAAACAATGAAGTAATCACAGATTTATTCCAATTTGAAACAATGATGGGTTCTCAAACTATTAAATTGTTACAACCTAAGAATATAGAGGAAATGGCAATAGGGAATTCAGCTATGCGACTTCAAGCAGAAGATGGTGGCCAGTCTCCGTTGGAAATGTTCGCTATGAACAAAAATAATATTGATATTTGGTATAAAATGGCTAGAGAATATGGTCTCACAGAAGAAGAAATTAACATTTTAGAGAAGCACTTGGGAAAAAGATACATGTTAGCTATAGAACAAGAAGATATAATGGAACTTTCAATGGACGAAAAAATATCTGGGTTCGATTTAGTTAAAGCAAATAAGCTTAGAAAAGCAGTAGCTAAGAAGAAAAAAGATATATTATCACAAGTAAAAGAGATTTTTTATGAAGGAGGTTTAAAACTAAACACTAGAGAAAAATTTCTAGATTTTGTATGGGATAAAGCTATAATGTTACAAGCTGGGTACGGTTTTTCGAAAAATCACACTGTTCCTTATTCTATGATAGGTGTTCAAGAGGCTTGGTTAGCTACTAATTACAGTCCCATCTATTGGAATACTGCTTGCCTTACAATAAATTCAGAGTCTAGTCAAGAAGAATTATTCGATGAAGATGATAAAAATACGAAAACTACACAATACGGTAAAATAGCTAAAGCTATAAGTCGTATGCAAAGCAGAGGTATAGCAGTAACTTTGCCTAATATAAATAAAGCGAATTTTGAATTTACTCCAGACAGTGAAAATAATAAAATTATATTTGGGCTTAAAGGTATATCTCATGTTAATGACGATTTAGCTAACAACATAATTAAAAATAGACCTTTTAAGGATATAGTCGATTTTATAGATAAAGTAGAGCCTACTAAAATACAAACAATATTTTTAACTAAGGGGGGAGCTTTCGACACTTTCCTAGAAGACGGAGCTAGAGAAGATTTAATGAAAGAAATACTAAAAATCTTTGCTGTAAAAGAAATTGGAGAAAATGTTAAAGAAAGCTTGACAATGAGTAACTTTAATGCTATAATAGAATTGGGCATTTTACCAGAAGATGAAAAAATATTTATAAGGCATTGGAAATTTAAAAAATACGTATTGCAAAATTGCTTTAAATGTGGTAAAATAAGAAACAAATTATATTATAAAACAAACAATGCTTCTAAATTATTTTTTGAACAGTTCTATTGTCCTAATTTAGAAAAAGATTCGGATTATTGGTACGAAGAAGACGTGTTGCATTTCTATAAAAGCTCTTATGATAAGGTTTATCTAGAAATGGAAGATAAAATAAGAGAATTAATAAATACCGAAGATTTTATAAATACTTATAATCAGTCTTCAATTGATTCGTTAGCAAATGAAAGCTGGGATAAGTACTGCGATGGTACAATAAGCAAATGGGAAATGGACTCTATAAGTTATTATTACCACGAGCACGAATTAGCCAACATACAAAAATCAAGATACAACATAAGTGATTTTGCTTCGTTACCAGAAGAGCCTTTATATTCTATGGAATTGCATAAAAAAAGTGGCAGAGAATGGAAAAAATACGATTTAAGTAGAATAAGTGGTACTGTTCTAGATGTAAACAAATTAAAACATATTGTCTATATATTGACAACAGATGGTGTAGTTAATGTAAAATTCTATGGAGGTAGTTTCGTAAACTATAATAAAACTTTATCACAAACGGTTTATGATGAATCTAAAAAGAAAAACGTTAAAAAAAGAGTAGAAGAATCTTGGTTCAAAAGGGGGAATAAAATAATGGTAGCTGGTTTTAGAAGTGGCGATTACTTCATTCCTAAAAAGTATTACAACTCTGTATTCAATCATACAGTAGCTAAAATAGAAGAAATAAACAATGATGGAAGTTTAGTTATAAATACAGAGAGAATTAAGATATAATGAGAATAGCTGTGCTTTGTATACATAAAACAAAGTACTAGAAAGAGGAGAATATGGATAAAAAAGCTAGAGTACAATTTACTAACTGTAGATACCCAAGAAATAAAATACAAGATGGAGATTGGGCGATATTAATAGGTGAATTAATAGAAGGTGATTTAATACCTAATAGAAACAATCAATTTATTTTTAAGGGTATTGTTCCAGAAATAGAATTCTTTGAAACCTATAAAGTTGCTGTCGAATTAGTACAAGACGAACAGTGGGGCATACAATATAATTTGTTATGTCCTCCTGTGCTAGAAGTAAACTTAAATAATGAATCGGAGCAAGACAAGTTCTTACAAGTTATCTTGACTGAAACTCAATTCAAAAATTTACACGAAGGAATAGAAAATCCTTTTGAAGCTATAAAAAATGAAGATTGGGATAAATTGACTTCTGTAAAAGGTATAAAAGAAGCAACAGCTAAAAAAATAATAGATAAATATAAGTCTACTATAGATTTTAGCAATGCGTATATAGCTTTAAAAGAATATAAGTTAACTGACAATATGATTAAAAAGTTATTAGATAATTATGTTAATCCAGATATCCTTTTACGTAAAATCAAAACCAATCCTTATATTCTAGCTGATGAAATTGATGGTATCGGTTGGTATAGGGCTGATAAAATAGCTCTTGCTTCTGGAATAGAAGAGCTAAGTAATTTTAGAATAGAAGCTTATATAAAGCACTATTTGGAACGAAGAGCGCAAGATGGAGATAGTTGGGTAAAACCATTTGACGTTATGGAAGGTTTGTGGGAGTATGTTAGTCCAGATTTAAAGAAAGAACATACTAAACCTTCTTTTGATGAATTGCATGAAAAAGGTATAATTACATGGGACGAAGAAAAAACATTTGTCGCATTATCTAAGTACTACAACTTAGAGTCAAGTTTAGCGAAAGACTTTATAAGAATAAAGAATTCTACTAATGAATTTAATTGTGAAAATTTTGAAGAAGTTGTTAAAAAGATAGAAACTGAACAAGATTGGGAGTATACAACTCAACAATTAGAAGGGATAAAAACAGTTATAGAGAATCAAGTTGTTGTTATTACAGGATGTGCTGGTAGTGGTAAGAGTTCTGTAGCCAATGCTATGCTTAGAATTTTCCCGAACTCTCCAAAAGGTCTTTGTGCCTTGGCAGGCAGAGCATCTGCTAGACTATCTGAGACGACAGGTTTACAAGGTCAAACAATACACAGACTATTAAGTTATAGTCCAGTAGAAGGTTATATACACAATAGGAATAATCCCGTTCCCTATGAAATTGTGTTGTTAGACGAAACTAGTATGGTCGGTGGGAACTTATTCCACCGTTTGTCACAAGCAATAAAAAATGGGTCTAAATTCATCATGTTAGGCGATGATGGGCAATTGGAGAGTATAGGAACTTTAAATGTTTTTAGAGATATAATGGATAGTGGAGTTATACCTGTGGTAAGACTTACAGAAATACACAGACAAGCTAAAAAATCTGCAATAATAACTGAAAGTATCAAAGTCAGAAATGGTGAACCGCTGTTCAAGAGTGGTTGGATAGGTACAGAAATAAGAGGAGAACTACAAGATTTAAAATTACACGTTTACGAAGAGTCTTATGAAACTCCTTTTGCTATCATGGAAAATTTTAAAGAGCAGTATAAAAAGTATAACAATAATATAATGGATGTACAAATAATAGTACCCGTTAAGATTAAGGGAGATGCTAGTGTACATGAAATGAATTTATTAGCACAAGATTACTGTAACGGAACGGAATTTAGTAATAGTGTTACAATTCCTAGATTTATAAAAAAAATAGACTATTCTTATGATTTAAGAGTTGGGGACAAAGTAATAAATAAAAAAAATAACAAGAAAACATTGAACAGAAGAGATATATCAACTCCTATCTGGAATGGAAATTTAGGGATAATAAAAGAAATAAACTCTATAAGAAAAGAGATAACAATTGACTTTGAGGAACAAGGAGAAGTAGTAGTACCTAAAAAATATTGGGTTGATATTGAACTCGGCTATGCTATCACTGTACATTCAATGCAAGGCTCACAAGTTAAAAGTGTAATAATAGGAATAGATTATTCTGGTTATAGATTATTAACAAGAGAGTTACTCTATACAGCTATTACAAGGGCACAAGATTACTGTGTGATTTGCGGACAAAGTAAAGCAATATGTTACGCAATTGATAATAGTAATGTTCCTACAAAGCAAACTTTCTTACATAAATTTCTTAAAGATATTCAACAAGAATACGAGAAAGTACTTGACAAATAGGGAAAAATATGATACAATGGAAATATGACTAATAAGTCAAAAAGAAAGGTGGTCAAATGAAAACGTTGAATGACTATATAGGGAAACTAGAAAGGGGATTTGGCAATTACAAAATAGGCTTTATATCAAGCACTCAAAAGAGGGCTAATTTAATGCTACGCACTATGATTTACCACATGGACGAAGATGACAAAAAAAATGCGACTATACTACACATGGACGATAATTTTTCACTGACAGTAAGATATGGCAATGTGTTGTATATTGCGATTTCAATCGGAGATGAAGAAGTTAGAGGCTTGCGATTTGACCAAATTATATATGACCCTGATATTTATTGTAATAAAGTTACAACTTGTGTAAAATGCAAGGGAGAAAATAGTTTAAAAGATTGTTTAATACAAAAGTTGGTTACTTTTAGTTCTTTACCAGAATGTTTTAAATTTTTAGAAATACAATCTTGGGACTGGCAAGAAGAAGACACTAATAACGGCAAATAGGAGGAATAATAATGAATATATTCAACGGAGATAATATGGAACATAGCAATGAAGATGAAAGTTATAAGGTATTAATGTTTAGTGTGGAAGTGGATGCTATGTCCGTACTAAGTGATTCAATGATGACAGAAGTTAAAGTCAATTGTCAGAGTTTTATGACCGACAAACAATATGAAGATTTTCAAGAAGGATTAGAATTATGTTGTGATGCAGTCGTAGGTGCAATGAGAGAGATGGTAATGACTAGAATGATAAGCGACCTTGAAGAGGGCTCTGGACTAGAACAAACTAGCGAAGAAGATGAAGACGAAAGCTATGAATAGAAAGGGATTTATAAAGGCATAGTTAAATTTATGCCTTTATTTTATTAAAAGGTGTTTCTATGGAACAAGAAGATTATCTAAAAGCATATGGGATGTGTCCCATATGCTTAAGAGAATTAAAAACGAGAAAAATAACTGAGGAACATGATGATAATAGAAGTCACAACCAAGAAATTATAATACATTACTGTGAAATACACGGCGACATAACGGAAATTAATTAGGAGGATTAAAATGGAAAAGATTAAAGTAAACAAAGAAACTTTAGATTCAATCAGACAATACTTATTAGTCAACAAGGAATTTATAGAGGAAAATTTTGATATGGATACTATAGACGAGCATGAAGCTACTGCTTATTTTTTATTAAATTTACATAATAAATTATCAATCATATCTGAGTCAACTTGTGATTTAACAAGTAGTGCTCATATCGCAAGTGTGTATATTGAGCATATAGAAGACTTCCAAAGAAAAGAAAACAATAGAGTTATCCAAGAAGCAGTAAATAAAATTCTTGCAACGGGTTCAGATAAATTAGTCGAAATAAAAACGTTTATAGATAACCTAGAGATATAGTAAGGGGGAATAAAATGGAAATTATAAAAAGAGACGGTAGGAGAGTTGCATACGATGGCAGTAGAATTGTATTAGCTATCCAAAAAGCCATGGCAGATATTGGAGAGATTGATAGCGATATTGTAGATGATATTGAAGATGACATTATGTCAAAAGTTGCTTCGACAGATGAGTTTTGGTCTGTTGAAGAGATTAGCGATGAAGTTGAAAAACAATTAATGGAACACAAGTTATTTAATGTAGCTAAGACCTACATTCTATATAGGAACAGAAAAAAAGGGGAACGGAAATTAAAGAAAGAGTTTGTTTATCTAAGTGATAATTTTCTAACTAAATACAAACATAGAAAAAGCCCATTTCCAAATCAACTTGGCGAGTTTGTGTATTATAGAACCTACTCAAGATATTTAGAAGAGTTTAATAGAAGAGAATACTGGTGGGAGACCGTTGCTAGAGCTGTCGATTATAATGTATCCCTAGTTAAATATGAGTCCAATCAAGTTGCAATCCAAGAAGCAGAGAATTTATATGACAATATGTTCAACCTAAAACAATTCTTATCGGGCAGAACAATGTTTACAGGCGGAACAGAAGCAAGTAAGCTATATGGAATGAGTAATTATAATTGTAGTTTTACGATTATAGATGACTTTACAGCTTATAAAGATATGTTTTACCTTCTTATGATTGGTTCAGGTGTTGGTTTTAGGGTTCTAAGAGAAGATGTTCACAAATTGCCCAAGTTAAGAACGGATATAGACGTAATTCATAAAACATATGTAGCGAAGCCGAAACACAAAAGACAAGAATATACATCTTTAATATTTACTGGAAGTGTAGCGGAGCTACTTATAGGCGACAGTAAAGAAGCATGGACAGATGCTTTGTATAAATACTTCGAGTTACACTTTGATAGAAAGTATAAAGGTGTTAAAAATATTATCATTAATTATAATGATATTAGACCCAAGGGAGAGAGACTCAAGATTTTTGGTGGGTATAGCTCTGGGTACGAGAGTATGTTAAAAATGCTGACGAAGATAGATATGATAATTAAATCAAATAGGGCATTATTATATAAAAAACTTACCCCTCTAGAATGTTCTGATATCTCTAACATAATAGGTGAAAATGTCGTGTCTGGAGGCGTTAGAAGGACTAGCGAAATATGTTTGTTCGACTCTGATAACGATGAAATTAAATATTGTAAGTCTAATCTATTTAAGCCAAATGAAAATGGAATATGGGAAATAGATGAGTCAATATCCCACAGAAGAATGAGTGACAACTCAATCCAATACTGGGAAAAACCAACCAGAGACGAATGGCACAATCACGTAGAAACTATGAAGGTGTCTGGTGAACCAGCTTTCCAAAATATGGTAGCGGCAAAACTTAGAAGAGAAGATGCTCAAGGTGGCAATCCTTGTATGGAAATAATTCTAAGAAAAATGGGCGTTTGTAATCTAACAGAAGTCAACGTTATGGGATTTGTAGAAGAGAATGTTTTAAATATTAGAGAATTGATAGAAGCTCAAAGAATGTCTGCTAGAGCTGGGTATAGAATGGCGAGTATAGACTTTGAACTCTATAATTGGGATATAGTCAACAAAGAAGACATGCTGATTGGTTGCTCTTTAACTGGGTGGCAAGATATGAAGAATGCTACCGATATGTCGCTAGAAGACGAGATTTCACTTATGAAGTTACTAAAAGATGTAGCTATAGAAGAATCTGATAAAATGTCAATTCGTTTGGGAATGAACAAATCTAAACTACACACTACTATAAAACCTAGTGGCACTCTTAGTCAACTACCAACGGTTTCAAATGGATGTCATTGGAGTCACAGTCCCTACTATATTAGAAGAGTTAGAATTAGTGCGATTGACCCATTGTCTAAAGTAGCTAGAGATTTAGGTTGGAATTGGAATCCAGAGGTTGGTCAAACAGTAGAAAATATGGACACTATAGTAGTAGATTTTTATGTGAAATCACCAGAAGGAACTACTAAATATGACATAACCGCTATAGAACAATTGGAACAGTATAAGCTATTTATGACTCACTACGCAAACCACAATGTATCTATAACAGTACACGTTAGAGACCATGAGTGGAAGGAAGTTGAGGATTGGTGTTATGAGAATTGGGATGTTTTAGTAGCAGTTTCTTTCTTATCGCTAGACAATAGTTTTTACCAATTGATGCCTTATGAATCGATTACGAAAGAGCAGTATGAGGAAGCAATATTAAAGCAAAATAAGTTCAACCCTGAATTACTATTAAACTATGAAACAAGAGAAGATTCTGATTTAGATGAGTCGGAATGTGCCGATGGGCACTGTCCTACTCGATGATAAAGTTTCTAAAAGACATAGCTTGGTAAAAAGGTTTCTATATATATCTATAGGTAGAAATGCCTATAGATATATATTATTATTTGTGATATAATTAAATACAAAGAGAGGTAATTAAAAAAGGAGGATAATTATGATAGTACTGTTTATTTTATTAGTAATTGTACATGTGTTACTTAGCACTTATATTTTTACAGTAGCAAAAGAATTTGCATTAGTAGTAGTGAATAGAAACTTTAACACTAATTTTTCTTACAAACTAGCAATTAGAGACACCCCTTTAATTATTATTTGTTTTCTACCGATTTTGAATATGATTGTATTATACGGTATAACATTTAAAGTGGACAAAGTGGAAGAACGCCTTATTGAAAAAATAAAACAAATTCTTCCAGACGAAAAAAACAGAAGGAGGTTTTAAAAATGACTTTTAACGAGATGCACAAAGCGGTTAAAGAAGATAGTTTAAAAAACAGAAGACGAAAAGTATATGTAATGATAGAGATTACAGAAGAGATAATTAATAAGTTCCAAGAATCAATCAAATTAGAAAAGCAGGGAAGGATAGATGCTCTAACCCTAATAAGGAAGGTCAGAGAGGAACATAAATTAACCAAAGAGTTCCTATTAGCACTTGAAAATAGAGATTTAGATGTTATAGAGCAAGATATAAAAATAGCATACTGTGATAAATTTCTCCCAAAAGATATAATTACTGAGGAAGATATCACAATGTGTATTAAAACTGCTTTTGATTTAATATCAAAAGAGAAAAAAATAGAAAAACCATCTATGAAAAACATGGGAGACATTATTCACTTGGTTAAAGAATTATCAGAAGGTGCTATTGAAGGTAGACTTTTGTCAGAAACAACTAGAAAATTTATAAACGATAATAAGTAAAAGAGAGGTCGAGGTTACAAATGGACAATGAGATTATTATTATAGGTGGATTTACTAATGCTGGAAAAGATTTTTCTAGCAATATATTAGTAGATAGATATGGTTACAATTTTGTAATATCTACTACAAGCAGACCAATGAGAAGTTACGAAACCCAAGATGACCCCTATCACTTTGTAGATAATAAAACCTTTTTGCAGAGAGTAGAAGATGGTAAATTTATAGAGTACAGGTCTTACGAACCTAAAGTCAAAGATGGGGAACAAGGAGTAGTATGGTACTATGGAGTAGAAAAAACAGAGATAAAAGATAATAAGAAATATGTTGTTGTATTAGACCCATTGGGCACAAGAGAATTTAAAAAACATTTTAAAGATAGAGCTATCTCATTCTTTCTAGACTTAGAAGAAGAATTAAGACAGCGAAGGAATATTGATAGAGGGGACTATCTAAAAGAAGAATGGAACAGAAGGAATAAAGATGACAAAGAAAGATTTACAAAAGAGATTATAAGAAGAGATTTTGATTATAAAGTTTATAGTCTTAGAGCAATGTCAGTAGTTGATTTTATACTAAACGTAATTGGAGGTTCAAAAAATGAGATATAATATTACAGCTGGATTTAAAAACAATAATTGGAAAGAGTGTTGGGTAGTAGAAATCGGTACAGGCAATTTAGAGTGTACCCCTTATGAAAAGAAAGCAACAGATTTTTATGACTTCCAAGAGGAAGACACGGAAAAATTTTTAAAGAAGTGGGATTGCACCTTCGGCAAAACTGGTAAAAAAAGACTCATTAAAGATACTATGGACGATAAAGAAGGAAAATCATAATGGGAGAGTTTAAAAAAATAATTTATTTAGACGTAGACAATACTATTATAAATAGTAAAAAAAGAGTGGCAGAAATTTATAACCAATATTATAGACTCGAAGATGATTCAAGTATTAAGTGGGAAGATGTTGTCAATTATAATTTTGATATAGAATCAAAAATAATCAAAGAGATTTTTGACCGTTTTGATTTTTACAAAGGTATAACTGGTGGAGCAGATATAGTAGAAGATTGTCTAGAGACACTAGAAATCTTAAAAGAAAGAGGATATAAAATAATCATATATTCTAAAGGGACATTATTAAACATACAATATAAAACAGAGTTTCTAAACAATCGTTTTGGGCATTTAATAGATGGTCATATCTTTATTGGCGCTAGCAATGTAACAATGGGTAAAAATCAAGTGGACATGTCTGGAGGAATATTAATAGACGACCATATTGATAATCTTACTGACAATAACGCTTTATATAACATATGTGCAAGATTGTTTAACCAAGATGAAAAATGGAATAAAGATTGGAAAGGTAAAACGATAAGACATTGGAGTGAGTTATTGCCAATTATTAACAGTATAGAACGGTACGAGAAACTAGTAAAAGAAATACAGTCAAATCAAAAATAGACAAAAAAAAAGTAGACACCAATTAAGGTGTCTACTTTTTTATTTATTATTTTTTAAATCTTCATGAATCCTTTTTAACAATTCGAATACCAACCAATTTTGAGCTTCTTCATCTAATTTTTTAGCCCATAAATCATAGTCGTTAATGAATCCATTATCACGTAGATAATTTAATCCAACTAATTTATAATTAACTGCTACAGTCGGATATACAAAGTTTATACTTACTTTTTCAATTACTATGTCTTCTTTAGAATATAACATAATTGCTTGTGGGATTGGTCTTTCCCCACCGACTAAATTATTAACAATAGTCATCACGCCATTCTCATTTATAACTAACTCAACAGAGCCTCCTCCATCAGCATTAATTGCCAACTCACAGTCTAAAAATAACATTATTTCTGCTTGTTGGTCACAAGTTAAGCCTTTATCATCTTTTGTTCTTCCGTCTGTCACTACTTGCAGTATTGTGCCATCTTTTTTTTGCCCTATCATGGTTCTAGGCTGGGGATGATTAGAGTGGTCAAACTTGTCGCCCTTGCGTATGTCTTTTTTACCGTTTATAACCAAGGTATAGCCCAAACTTGATACCCAAGAAGCTTTAGGATATTTGACTTTAATATCAGAAGCTACAATATCATCTATAATAAATTCTCCATCTTGATAAATTAACTCATTAAATCTATCGTTTTTTACTGTATCGCCAAATACAAATCCAGAGTCTCTATAATCTAACCCCACTGTATCAGATTTATTAATAAATGAAAAATACATTCCATTTGAAGAAGCTACAGGTTTGTATCCGTTCTTTTCATACCAAGGATGTTTAATTTTTGTCAAAGGAATCCTATTATATGACCCCACACTAGACACAATTATTTTTTCTTTTATTGGATTATATTCAAGTGCGTATATATCTGTATCATAAGCCCTAAATGTATATAATTTCATAATGTGTTTCTCCTTTCTAATATAAATTAAAAGTAGGAGATTTAACCCCTACTTTAAACTTGAGCTACTACCTCATTAGCAAATAATATTGATTCAACGTCATCTTGCGTAATTATGCTACCCACCACGCCCTTTTTTGTTTTAATCATTTATATTAATAGTCTATTTGTTAACTTTCCCCTTCTTTTATTACTACTATTTTATCATCTTTGCTGTTATCAA